CTAATAAATTACTAGATAAATGTGATAAAGACGGAATACAATCTGATAAATTTATAATAGGTAAAAGAAAAACTAGAAATAAATGGGGAATGTTAAAATGGAGAAAACCAACATTTCCACTAATAGAAAATCATATTTTTCCAGACAAAATACATAGATATTGGAATGAAAATAAACAAGTACCTTTTGTTAAAGGTTACTACAATAATTGTGTTGGTTGTTTTCATAGAAATCCTCTGTTTTTAAAAAAAATGAGTTTAGAGCATAAAAACAAAATTAATTGGTTTGCTAAACAAGAAGAAATAGGTAAGGGAAAATGGAAAAAAAATGTATTGTATAAAGATATTATTAATTGGAATACACAACAAGAATTGTCTTTTGATGATTTTTCTGAATGTGATTCTGGATATTGTGGATTATGAAAGTTAAACCTACATTTTTTAACACAAGGCACGATAGATTGCACTGGGATTACATAGATACTAACAACTACTTGTTTACAATTTTATTTGATAGTGGTGCTAACTTACATTTTATTTTGAGAGATTTGAAAAAAAACAAAAGCATACTAAATTATATTTATAAGAAATTGCACAGTAGATTTGACAATATAATAGAAATACACACAAGCAAAATGTCAAATGTAGAGTATAATTTAATGAAACAACAAAAAATACCCTCAGTAGTAAAAATATGTTAGACGACTATATTATAAGAAACTATGACAAATTAAAAGACATAGCTTATAATATGGCAGGTAGCAAAGAACACGAAGAGTTTTTGCATTTTATAATAGAGCAGCTTTACGATCACGACCAAATAAAATTAAATGAGGTTATAGAAAGAAATGAAATGCTATTTTATGTAACAAGAATAATGATAAATCAATATCATAGTAAAACAAGTAGATACTATTATAAGTATAAAAAATACTATAAACACCACGTTACAGGCATAGTAGATGGCATAACAAGTGACAATGTAGTAAAAACAATAGAACAAAAACAAGATGAAGAACAAAAACTGTCCTGGATAGAAGAAAAACTAAAAGACTTGTATTGGTTTGATGCAGAAGTGTTTAAATTATATTATAGAGAGAATTTTACACTAACAGAAATGGCAAAAGCAACAAAAATTAGTAGAGGCACACTATACAAAGCAATAAGTAACGTAAAAGACTATTTAAAAAATGAAAGATAAAAAATTAGAATTAATTAATATATTAGCAGCTTGGAAATCAGGAGAAACAGATTTAATATTATCAGATATTGTTAAATATATAGATAACGATTATGTAAAAAATAAATTAAATGAGAAATAAAAAATTTGACAGGTTTATGTTTATATTAGGCACAACAATATTAATTTAAGTTATGGTAAAAAGTAAAGGTCTAGGTGATACAATAGAAAAAATTACTAAAGCAACAGGCATAAAAAAAGTTGTAGACAAAATTAGTGATGTTACAGGTTTAGATTGTGGTTGTGAGGAACGCAAACAAAAATTAAATGCTTTATTTCCTTATAATAACGTCAGACAATTTACTGATGACGAAAAACAGATATACGAAACAATAATATCAAGAACAAATAACACTATAACAGGTCAAGACCAGGCTAGTTTAGTAAAATTGTATAATAAAATATTTAACGCAAAAAAGAAAGTAAGTAATTGTGGTAGTTGTGTAAAAGAAACTATGACAAGACTAGAAAAAGTATATAAGAACAGTTGTTAGACAATGCAAAAACACACAAAGGTTTATTTAAACTTTTTTGGCTATGACGAGTCAGACACAATATTATGCGAAATGTGTAGTGCAGTTGCAGTAGATATACACCACTTAGAAAAAAGAAATAAAACAAAAAACGATTTTGTAGAGAATCTAATAGCAGTATGTAGAGATTGCCACATAAAAGCAGAAACAGACAGTTGTTTTAACTCATATTGCAGAATACAACACCTGCAAGTTGTTTGTGAGCAGGTATACGCACTTATAAATTTAAATAAAAAACTAGATGCAATTAGAAAAAATAAAAATTAGCAAATTAAAAGCTGCAACATACAATCCAAGACAGATTAGCACAAAGCAGTACAACGATTTAAAAAAATCAATAACAAAGTTTGGTTTAGTTGATCCTATTATAGTTAATGAATACTTTACAGAAAACTTTTATGTAGTCATAGGTGGGCATCAACGTTTAAAAATATGTAAAGAACTAGGATATACAGATATAGCTTGTATAATATTGAACTTAAACAAAGAACAAGAAAGAGAGCTAAATATAAGGCTAAACAAAAACACAGGTGAGTTTGATATGGATATACTTGCTAATGAGTTTGACATAGATAATTTAATTGATTGGGGTTTTAAGCATATTGACTTAGGACTTAATATAGATAAAATACAAGAAGAAAAAAAAGATGAATATATTATAACTATAAAAGAAAGTAGTATAGTTAAAGCAAATGAATTGTTTAAAGAATTAGATGAAAGAGGTTTAGATGTAAAAATTAAATTATGATTAAAATAGGTACAGATTTTAGTGGTATTGGTTCACCAGAACAAGCATTAATAAATTTAGGTATTAAACACAAATCTATGTTTGCATGTGATATTGACAAATATGCTAAACAAAGCTATTTAGCTAATTACAAAACAGAACATTTTTATGACGACATAACTAAAAGAAATCATAACAAAACACCTTATGTTGATTTATATGTTGCAGGTTTTCCTTGTCAAGCGTTTAGTTTAGCAGGCAAAAGAGAGGGTTTGAAAGATACAAGAGGAACATTGTTTTTTGATTTGCTAAAATACTTAAAAGCAAAAAAACCAAAATATTTTATATTAGAAAATGTAAAGGGTTTATTAAGTGATAATGGTGGTAGAACCTTTTTAACTATTTTAGATTGTTTAGCAAAGACAGTAAATAGACAATATAGTTTAACTAACTATGAAGATAGCTTAAACTACTATGTTTATTATAAAGTTTTAAATACTAAAAATTATGGAATACCTCAAAATAGAGAAAGAGTTTTTATTGTTGGTTTTCGTGATAAAAAACATAGTTTTAAATTTCCAAAAAAAATACCATTAAAAACAAAATTAAAAGATTTATTGCAAGACAATGTGGATAATAAATACTTTTTAAGTGATAAAACGATTAAAGGAATAGAAAAAAGCAATTTTAGAGAAAGGCAACCTGTAAATATAAATACTGTTTGTAGAACATTAAAAACAGGAGGAGATCCACCTTGTTTTAAAGTACACAGTTTATATCCTAGAAGTGGCAATCCTAAAAAAGGTGGCACAGGACATTTAAGCAAAGAAGATGGAACAACATATTGTTTAGACACAGGAAACAATCAAGCAATAGAATATGAAAAAAAACTTAGAAAATTAACACCAACAGAATGTTTTAGACTACAGGGTTTTCCTGATTCTTTTGTAGAAAAATGTCGAGAAATAAAAATAAGTGACACACAACTATATAAACAAGCTGGAAACTCTATTACAGTAAATGTAATGCAACATTTAATTAAAGAAATTTTAACAGATTAAATAATACAAATGGCACACGATAAAAAAGAGAAATTATTACAGGCGTTAGCAGAAACGCAAGGACTAATATATCACGCTTGTAAAAAAGCAGGTAACATTAGCAGATCAACATACTATCGCTATATGCGAGAAGACAAGGAATTTGCAAAGGCAGTAAAAGAAATACAAGAGGCACAGATAGACTATGTAGAGGGCGAACTAATAAAAAACATAGCTAG